AGGGATGTCAAAGTTAATAATATTATGTCCAACAATAACATCAGCATTCCTCAGTGCTTTCAACGCTGGCGACAGGTCATCATGGTAAGTGACTACCTGATCATCCTGTCCCTTTATTGATATGCACAGTATCTTGTCGCAGCCATCGAGCGAACGGAAGTCATGTATCGCAGTCGTTTCGATGTCGAAGAACAGTGTCTGCATCTTAGTCTCCTTGTGATGTAGGTACCTCAACTGTGTCGGGGGCTGCCCACTCAGACAGTCGGCCAGTCTCCTTGCAATACTCTAACTGACAAGCCAGACCTGTGTCACCAGAATATCGATTCTTTAGCACACGAAGTGTCAGGACGTTGGCTTGGATGTCATCCTGCTGGTTACGCTCCATGCCTACCACACCGTCAGACAACTGAGCAATAGCATGGCTGCCACGCAACTGACTGAGGCTGGTCTGTGCCCCCTCCTCGTGGCCCCTGCCGTCAGGACGCTTGAGGTGAGAGACAAGAATCAGGGCAATGCCCAGTTCCTCCACAAGACTGCGGAGTTTGGTCATGGTGTTGTCGATGATACGACGCTCGTCACCCTCACCCATCCCACTGACCACAATACTCAGGTGATCAAGGAAGATGTGGGTACACCCCATGGACCTGTTCATGTACCGGATCTGATGCAGCAGGTTCTCTGGGTCCTGACTACCGAAGTGGTCATAGAGAACCATGCGGCCTGAGCCTACCGAATACTCGAACGCTTCCCTCTTCTGCTCCTCCGTCACCCCCTGCTTCTCCCACAGATGTGGCGGACAGTTCATGGCAATGCCCATCACACCCTCAGCCGAACGCTTAACGCTCTCCTCAAGTGCAATGTACCCTACCTTATACCCCTGAACAATGAGGTAGTGACACAGTTCCCGGCATACTGAGGACTTTCCAATACCAGTACCGGACGTAAGTGTCAGCAGTTCTCCCTGCCGAATACCGAAGAGTTTGTCATTCATGCCAGCCCAAGGGAAGTCCACGGACATGACATTGCTCTCTTCCATAATGACATCCCACAAGTCTTCGCCAGCAACCACGCCGTCTGGTCGGTACACCTTGGCACCCCAGATAGCGTTGACTACTTCCTCACCCTTGCCAGATACGAGGCATTCGTTAGGGTCCTTGCCGGGCAGGGTGTGGACGATCTTGGCCTTGCCCGGAGAAAGCAGCATGGCACACTCAGATGCCGCCGCACGACCGGGGTCATCCTGATCGAAGCAGAAGACAACTGAATCAAACTTCTCAAGCCAGTCAATATACTTGGAGATAGACTTGGCTGCACCTGCGGCACCGTTGGGGATGGATACGACAGGCCACTTGTTGCCGAACAACTGGGACACAGTGAGGGCATCGATCTCTCCCTCACATACCGTGACCATCTTGCCGCCCTCACGCCAGATATTGGCACCAAACATTACGGCACTCTTGGGGTCCCCAAGCCATACAAAGTCCTTGTTGGGGAATCGTAGTTTCTGTGCGACACACTTGCCGTTCTCGTCGCAGTAGTTCGCCACATGTACGGGGTTACCGTTGTAATCTCCGACACCATAGTTCCACTTCTTGCAGGTGTCCTCGGTAATCCCTCGCTTATTCAGTGGCATGAATTCGCTATCGATAAGGTTTGACACTGGTTTAGTCTCCTTTTTAGTAGTGTCTACTGTAGTACCATCTGGTCGCTCGTAGTACGAACAACCAAAACAAAAGCCGTGCCCGTCACTGTACCTTGCCAAGTTATCCTTGGAACCACAGGACGGACACGACTCTTTCCGAACAAACTCAGACGAGTCGATACTGTGCATATCTCTTTCCCATTGGGTCAGTGCGAATAGTAGTTGCAATCTTGTACCCCTCTGTACGCAACTCAAGAATGCGAGGGGCCAGTCTCATAATGCCATAACACCCCATTGCTTCCAACGGGGTGATAGTCTTGCGATACCGCAAGTGATCCAGAATTCTGTGCTTCTGATTCTTACTACGTCGGTTGCTCTTGATCTCCTCGAACAGTGTCATCTGCGTTGCCATTGTTGGTCTCCTTGTTGTGTTGAATGATCTTGAGGAACTTTTCCGTGTCCTCGATACGCATTACTACTAGCCATGAGGGATACTTATCCTCACGCATCAGGACCACGGGGACATCCATATCCCCGCAGTCCTGTTCAGCCTGTCTCATGAAGTGTGTTGCCGCAATCCGTTGCCGACGTTTCACCTCAACATGAAGGTTCTCTCCGGCGTGCAGCAGGTCAGCAGCGAAAGCACCGCCAGCCTGTGCAGACCGTATGCATTGAGGGGCGAACCAGTGTTGCCTGACGTAGTCACGCGCCTCCAGTTCGCCCCTCTTGCCCTTGGCTTTAGAATTCATGGTCGCTCTCTTCGATAGCCGCATCGATTGCTTCGACAGTAGGAGCAGGGGCTGTAGCCAGAGCCTCGCCCTCACATGAGAAGCCGTGATCCTCTGCGTTGCCGCCGCTGTCACGCTCGATTACGTTGAGGATCTGAACGCCACGGATACGGAGGGATACACCTGCACCAGCCATGGACGTGTGCCATCCGTCAACGAAGTGGCTGATCTTCAGGGTGCTGCCGTTGCCAAGTACGGGGACCTGATCGAAGGGAATAGTACCACCATCAGGGCCGAAGAACTTGGGCTTACGCTCGAACTGCTCGCCCGTCTTGGTAGTACCCTTAGCCTTCATTGCGAAGTTAAACTGGAGCATACCTGAGGGGTTGCCGTCCTTGTCAACGTGGGGTGAGTAGGGCTTGTTAGCCTTCTTCAGATCCTTCTTGCCAGTCTTCTTGCACTGGGCTACGTAGTTCTCTTCGTACAGGCGGTCGATCTCACTGACGAACTCCTTGCAATCCTCGGGGTCCATCAGGAGTTTGACGTTGTACTTGCCGCCCGCACCAGCCCATGCATCGTTGGGTCCCATATCCGGCGAAGTGAGTGACGGGTACAGTGCCGAACCTGCTGGTGTGGTGAGTTGTGGTTTCTGTGCGTAAGTCATTGTAGTCTACCTTTGTATTTACCTTGGTTAGTTCCAATAGTACATGCTGTCTAACACCTTAGTTAGATCCATGTTGCCTCTCTCTGGCGCATCCGGTAAGTGTACATCAGAAGGCAGAAGGTGCGTCACTTGGTCTCGGAAATCTGACAACAAATCTCCTTGGAATATGTTGTATGCACTCTGTCTGATACACCCACCGAACAAGCCTACATGTTGTGCGTGGACAGATCCATTGTCATGGCAAGCCAGTATGTCATCGATGCCTTGGTCTTTAGCCATGCAAATAATCTCGCCAAGCAAACCCCCAAGTCCGTCGAGGGAGTGTACGTAGTTCGCTGCAATAGCGTTCACATTCTTTCTCTTATCTCTTCCTGCTGTCTCCACATTAATCCGGTGTCTCCTAACTACAGGACCAATGGAAGTCTTAACCTCATGCTTCCGCATATTGGGGTAGTCCATCTGCACAAGGAAGCCGTTGGGTGTGGTCCACTTCATGGTGATATCGTTGTCCATAAAGACAGTTGCTACCTCTCGGAGCCACGCCATGCCTACTTGTGCTGACTTCACTACTTCTCCAATCGCCTCCCATATAAGGGTAGCCAAGAATCTACACGGACGATAGGTCTCATCTCCGAACGGGTTTGTCCTTCCCTCAGACAACTGCTCGTAGAACCACTCGGTCGTATACTCATGGCAAGAATAGAAGACGGCACCATACGTCAGCGTCATCGTTTGCCTCTTGGTTGTCTTCCTGTTTATTCCGAAGGACAACCAAGTAGAGGCATAGGGGTCGGTGCTTGCCCTTAGTTTGTTTACTACTAGATCAGCAACGTCTTGGTAGATGTCGCCGGGTGTATCCCTTGGTAGGACGTTGGTTGCGTGTCCAGCCACTGGGTCTAGCAGTAGTTTAGCATATATCTGCAACCCCTGAGTGGTGGCATCTTGGGATACTGGAAGGGAGGAGACAAAGCCCATACCATGGTCCAAGAATGCCGACCACTCACGGGCCGCAGCAAGGAAGTGGAAAGGAGAGTCAGCGTCACACCACTCCATATTACGGAATGGATCTTTGGCGACAGCACGTATCATCCTTTCGTTTTCCTCTACCCACTTTACTCTGTCGTTGAAGTTTACTTTATCATGTCCCCATTTATTTGCGGCATGTACAGCCAACCACGCCACGCCGTTATCATCTGTAATAGCCACGCCTCTAGCAAACCGTAGCATAGAGCGTGCCCAGTCGGGTCCCTGCGGCTGTAAGAAAGCACCGATAGGATAGTCCCTGCCTCTAAAGTCCATCTCGTGTGGGTAGTGGAGGGTAATACCTCCGAACTTGTCGGCTAGGTATAGAACCTTAGAGACTTGTAGTCTTTTACTTTGCTGTCTTTCATTCTCGAAGTGGGTACGGGCAGCCTCCCGCCTCCATGCCTTACGTGCTACCTCATTAGTCTTGATATCGTCAGGCTTTGTTGGAAGCGGTGCGTCCTCACTAGAGGGTAGGCCACCAACTGCATACCCGTTATCCCAGAAGTAACGGATAACCTTGATCAGTTCCCCGTCAATAGACAGGGGTGTACGTTGTAGGCTATTGATAGCCCGGTACACCTTGGGCATAGACAGAGTGTTTAACTCTTCTATATACTTACGAT